GTACAAAAGGACCGCGAGCATCGTGCAGCGCCTTGACATCGGTGGTGGGTTTTGTGCTAGCCGTTGTGTAGCTAGACACAACATTAGTGGCGGGGAATCTAGCTGTCGCTCCGACGACCTCGGCAATGTGGAGGAATGCGGCAGGGCTACTCCAGTACGGCCCATTAGCCAGTTGATACCTGACAGTTTCAGACGGACTAAAAACTTGATTGGCATATTCAACCGCACGGCTCAATAGCACCCCTTTAGTTCGTGCAGTTGGCGGGTTATCCAGTAGCGTCGATCCTGTCCTGGTTGGGTCAAGTGTCAACGTAGCCGAAGTCCCGTCAAAATTAAAACTCTGCCCTGCTGCTGTTGCGCTATCGGGAACAACATAAAGCGTGGTCGTCCCAGTTCCAAGGCTTACCAGCCGCTGTGCTTGTTTCCAGGCGTTCAGTCCGGCAAGCGTCACCGCCTCAGGTGATGCCTCCAGCGCTGCATCCGATCCTGCAACTGGTGCGTTGGCGCCGGTAGCAGTTAGTTGCGCAATCGTCGCCAACCGCACCGCACCAGGCCTTGTGGTCTTCGCTAGACCCTGAGAGCCAAAGTCAATGTTGCCGCTGATTGATACATCCTGCAGACTGGCGACACCGCCTACCTGAATCCCGTTCGGGAAATCAGTCCGCTGCGCTTCATCAATGCCCTGGCCAGCAAGAGACTCAGTGCCTATCGTTGCACCAGTGGCAATGTCCTCAAGCCCCCTGGGCGTCACCTCAAAGCCATCCTCGTTACTGCCCTTTGGCGTGACTCGCCCGCCGGCCGCGCTTGTGAAGTAGTAGGTGAACTTGTTGAACTCCGACATATCGCCCTGCACTGCCGGCATGGCTTTTGAGTAGTTCCCAAATCCAGCCCACTCCCACTGGTGGTTGTAAAGACGGATCGTGCTCGGCCTGCGGAACTCCACCGCCCAGTTGCCCAGCCCCGTAGCAGCACCGCCTGATGGCGGGGTAGGAAAGAATGTAGCGCTGTTCGGGTCACGGTCGCGGCTAGCGGCAACCTGCGGTACCAAGGCGGCATGGGCGGCGGCATCGGCAAAGCCCAGCGCTCGCAGTAAGGCATAGGCGCCCAAATAGTCGGTGCCGGTTCGGTACTGGTCGCGAATCGCCCCAGCATCTGTCCATGCCGTCGTCCAGTTGATGCCCAGCGTGTTAGATGCGTCCGCGTCGCTGGTATCAGTGTCAAGCGTCAGGATCGGAGCTTCCTGGTTAACCGAGTCTTCAGGATTGAAGTCTGAGGGCATGTGTACGAACGCCTCACCCCACAGCTGCAGATCGGGGGAGCCGCCGGAGCTAATGAACGTGGCCTTCGCCTGCCAGTGCTTGCCGGCGTGTTTTACCACCGTCCCCTGGCGGTAGTAAGCGCCACTGGCGTAGGTCTTAGATGCAGCGCCACGACGCAGGCTGATCTCACTGGTTTTCACAACGCCTGTGCCAGGGACTGGCCCAACGCCAACATTTGTCACCAGCAGTACTTCTTCGCCACCGCCAGCAAGTACACGGCCGATAGCGCCACCACTGCGAGCTGGGTCGGTCTGCAATACCGTGTTTCGCTGTGGCAGGCTGGCGGTGGCAGTGTTGAACAGGATCAGGCTGCAGCGCCGCTCGGCAACAGTGCGGGTATCAACCACTCGCCGTAGGTACACCCGGCGGCCAATTACGTCACTACCAGCCGCTTCATTGGTGCCCGATTGAAGCGGCGCTGCCGTGATACCGATTGCAGCTGGCGCCGAACTGTTCCATGCGCTGCTGCTCAGCGTGGCGCGCCAGTCGGCGCCAGCAGGGTTGTCAATCCAGATCCTGGTTCCACTTGCAAAGCTATAGCCCAGTGATTGCAGCAGCTCTGGGTTGGTGGCTGATGCTGCGTCGATCGCCAGGCCAGTGGTGAGCGTGATGGTGCTGCCGCTGATGGCCGCCACTACGCCAATCTCAATTCGGCGGATGTTGCTTAACTTCTCACTGATATTCAGCGGCGTCCGCACTCTGCCGACTGTCCAGTTTCGATCTTTTGCAAAGGCGAATCCCTTGTAACCCTTTGCCAAAGCGCTGCAACCGCCAAACGTAGAGTTGCCACCGTTGTCGGTGATCTCCCCGCCTGAATCAACCATCGTCAATTCAGACTGACCAATGCCGAAGATTGACACCTTCTGGATGTAGGCGTTGTTGACCGCGCTGACGTTGCGGGTGTGACGTAGCGGGTGGCGGCGGAGATCATCAGGTGTCGCGCTGATGTATTGCTGATAGCCCTCGGGGGTACTTGGCAGGCTGATCCATGCACCGCCTTGATAGACCTGCCAGCCGCGCATATCCTTCTGTTGGCCGGTGCAGGTGAAGTTGGCGCACACCATTGAACGCAGGCCGCTGAGCTTGGCGCCGTCCCAAAATGCGCCACCCATTCCGTAGTCGGAACGGACGCTCCAGTTGAAGATGTAAGGGGAAGCGCCAGTGGTTGTATCCCAGGCGCTGGTTGGCGATAGCGACTGATCGATCGGGCCGACGATTTGATACTCGCTGGGCCTGGCCGCCAGCAGTGCCGTAGCGAGGTCGGCACCAGTGCCAACGGCGGACTGGACCTTCAGGTAGAAGGCATCCAGCTCAGCTTTGCTGGCCGGGTGGAAGGTGTCGAGTAGGTGGACAGATTCGGCCTGGCCGAGCTTGTCCATCGCGGTGGCATTGAAGAAAAACCCCGTGCCAGACACCTTGAAGATCGCTCGACGATTGCTGTAATCCGCCAGCTCGTCGGCAAAGGCCGGCACCCAGTTTGGGCGGACACTGGTCTTGCGCAGATCCTGCCCGTGCATGGAGCACCCGCGTGGCAGCAGCACGCCGCCAGTAGTGGGGTTAAATGCAATCAGCTCGGCGTCTGTGGGGTTTTTCGCTGTGCCCCAGCTCGCCAAGCTGGTTGAAGCGCTACCTGGGTCGTTGAGAGCAATATGCACACCACCGCTCAGCACAATGGTCACGCAATCAACGTGAGCCCTGGGGTCGCTGTAGGTGTACCAGTTCTTGCTGGTAATGATCGCCGCTTCAATTGCAGCGCGGTTGATTGTCCTGAACGGCCGACTAGCGGTGTAGCCACACTCAAGCCGCTGCAGTTCAAGGCGCTTGAGCTTTTGCGCAATGATCTGTTCGTCCGTGCCTGTGGCTTCATAGCTGTTGTAGGCGCCGCCTACAAAGCGATCTGATCCGATATATGGATCAACGTAAATCGTGAACGGTGCATTCAGTGGATCAGCCGAGCCGCCAGCACCGGCCACTACCGAGGGATTGCCGCCCAGCTGCCGCAGCATGTCAAGCATCGTGGCGATCTGGCCCTTTGCAGCCGCCTGGCTGGTTGCCACATCCAACGCCCCGCTTTGCCCTGCTCGCTGCAGCTCATTCATCTGTTCGGGCCGGCTCGATTCCTGGTTTCAGGCTATGGACGCAATCAATCTTGCTTCGCTAGACGGATGCGGCCGGTGGCAATAAATTGCGCGCTCATTGCGATCACGTCCGTTGCGCTGGCGTTAACTGTTGTTTTCCCCAGCAGGATGTCGGTCTCGTAGAACACCCGCTCGGACACCAGCGGCAGGGTTGCGCTGCGTTGCTCTACCAGCTGGAAACGTGCGCGGGCCTTGCTGCCCTGCTGGGTCAACATCATCAACTTCAGCATTCCTAGGCCGCTCTGCTCGCCGCTGACGTAGCTGTGATCGATCTCGCCATCAAACGATCCAGCGCCGCGCAATACGCCCTTAGCGCTTTCGCCGAATGCCTGGCCGATTGCATCATGGTCGAGCGTGCTGGCGTCCATCTCAAATACCCAGCTCGTCAGATCGCACTGCCTGAGCCAGCCACGCTCGGCTACGTCTGCAGCGGTGTCGGTCAGGATCTCGGGCACGGCCGCCAGGTTTTCAGCTGGCTGCTCGCCGTCTGGGATGTCAATGTCAGCGATCGACTGGAGCAGGGTCAGCGCTGCAGCGTTGTAGCCGGCTGCCGCCGACGCCGGCAAAATCAACATCGGCCCCGGCGAGATGTTGCGCAGCGGGATCATGCCGGTAGCGCCCCCGTTGATTGCGTTGAGCTCGGTGGAATAAAACCGCACGTCATCCATTTCATCGCGGTGGATGTAGGCCGTGGCGGTCTGCTGGAACCCAACCGTTGAGGCACTCTCCCAAAATGGCAGCGATGTGTTGGCGCTCCAGAACGTGCCACCGCTGGTACGTGCCGCTAGGGCCGGCCCTACGGCTGTAGCGCCGCCAGTCCAAAACGCATGGCCATCAGGGCACGGCGCAGCGCCGTTTATGCCGATGCCGAGCGGCACGCCTCGCAGGCTCACCAGCAGCACCTCATCGCCTGATTGGAATGCCAGGTCGCTCAGGTCCAGTGATGGCGTTGCGCCGCGTTGCAGCCGCTCATCAGTCAATGCCGTAGGCGCCGGCCACTCGCGGCTCAGCTCAACAATTCCGAACTGGCCGAGAACTGCCATCAGATCGTACGGTTTGACTTGCCACTAATCACGAAGCTGATGCTCACCTGGGTGTTATCACCCACGCTTGTTGCAATGCCAAGTGATCCGATCAGCGCCGGGCCTGAGATGGATTTTCCGGCGCCGCGGTGAATGATCATCTGCAGGTCGTCTACCTGTTCGCCGTCATCAAAGATCCGATCCATCAACGCAACGGTGGCCAGATCGTCCGTCTTGTAAAGCAAAGTCGCCGAGCCGCTGGCGCTGCGCTTGCCGTAGCAATACTCGTCATCCACTTCGCCGATGCCGCCGGTTTCCAGCGTCGCCCTCTGCACCTGATAATCGATGCCGCGGACCTTAGCGACCTTGACGCCTTGGAATCGCAACTCGCCGTGAACGCTGTTGGCAATGCTCATCACGATCTCCGGCCATTGCCTACATCCTAAGCTCGGCTCTAAATGTGCAACGGCAGCTGATTCGCCTGCCGCCTTTCACTCGGCTGCCTTCAGGCGGTGCGACAAAGAACCACCGCAACCCAGGTCCAGGGTTGAGCAGATCCACATCATCAAGATTCTTGCCAACGATCGCGGGAAACGCCACGTCGTTAATGGGTCCGTTTGCTGCGGCGTGCGCTGCTTTGATCAGCGCATAGGCCGACTGGGTGATGTTGTCGAACGTCAGCGTCATGGGCGCATCGCTTGCCCGGTCGCCCCACTGCCGCACCGATCTGACACCGCTCTGCGCTCGCCGCTCAGTTACCGGCCAACTCGGCTCGCCGAACTCATGAGCGGTAGGTTGAATTGCTGGGAATTGAACTGTCATCGCTGAATCACCCATGCTGCAGCGCTATCCCAGTCTGCAACCGCCAGCTGCAGGCCGTTGGCGTCGGTAGGCATGTGGAGCGCCTCGATGGCATAGGCGCCGTCATCGGTTGGCGAAATCTTGGAGATCTGGTAGCTGCGAACCTCGGTAGTGGTGCGCTTCACCGTGAAGATCACACCCGCTGGGGAGCCGATTCCGCCCGAGATCGTGAGCGTCGCCGCGTCGTCCACGTCGCCTACGCCGTTCCAGCTCACCACGGCGTAGGTGCCATCACTGAGCGCCTGTGAGCTGACCACGGTGCCATCACCTAGCACTGCGCCGTTGTTAAACTCGTCGTAGGCCGTGGCATCCATCGCCACACGGATCATGTCACCGGGTCCTACGCCAGTGGTGATGCCTTCCAGCCCGTCGTAGGTGGTTTCAAAGCTGATTGCGTGATCACGCAGCCGCCGCATTCGGAGGGTGAATTTCGCAACGTCAATGGCGTGGTTTTCATTGGTGCAAAACTCGCTCATGTCGATGGGCTCAATCGGCAGCGTTTCGTCGCCATATGGCTCTGCTTCTCTTACCAGCACCTCCCTCACCTGGGGGAACATGCCGGGGTTGGCAGGGTTAATTGAGCTGCGCTCCTGCCTCCACTTGACGCTGATCTGAGATGCCTGCCTGTCCTCAAGCGGGATGGTTTCAACCTTGAACGTGCCTTCGGCTATGTTGCCGGCCGTGAATAAAGCCGCGTGGCTGACAGGCCCGAAGCTGATAAACGGCACCAGATCGAATTGACCGTTGACCTCGCGGAAGTCCAGCAGCATGAAGCCAGCGTGATCAGCAATCCATTGACGCGGCGGCTCCTTATTGATGATCACGCCACCGTCGAAGAAGTATTTACGGTCGTAGCACCATTGCGCAGATGCCCTGAAGTTGCCGATCTTAATCTGATCGTCAGAAATGTTCTCCGGGCCGTACTTTGAATTAGTCAGTCGATCTAGACCCAGGTCTGGCAACAAGTGTGATGGCCCCTGGCTCATGCTGTTGAGCAGACGGCGTACTTCAGTGCCGCCAGTCACATAGGGCGACAACTGGCTGAACTGCTGCCACTCAAAAGCAGATGCAACATTGACGCCAATTAACGCAATGCCGTCATATAGAGGCGCGGTGGCGTTCTCTACGATCTCGTTGATGTGGACGATTTCGTGCTCAGGTTGAGTGGCGCTAGACGTGATCTCTTGGTAAACGAACGATTCGGCCAGCTTTCCCCAAGCATCGGCATAGTTGTTGTCGGTGTCAGGGTGCGGGGTTCCAATATTCCCCCTATCGGTCTGCTGCAGCTTGAACGTGGACTGATTGCGCGTGACGGCGAGTCCGTTAAAGGTTGCCTTGACCGTTCTGCCGCTTGTGGTGGTGTTAACCGTGATCACGTCAGACATGCGAGAATCCACCACGTATAAGGTTGCGTCTGTCACTACATTGCGAACTTCCCAGCCACTAAGCGGCTCAATTGTCCACTCCCAGGAATCTTGCGAGGGAAACTCAATCCGTAAATAGTTAAACATCGACTGTTGCTCAACACCAACAAAGCCAAATACCTGAGCAAGCGGAACGAACGTTGTTTCTGATTGCTTTTTGTAGAAAACGCGATAGAAAGAATAGCGCTCCTCAGACCCTGTTGCCTGACCACTCTGATAGCTGTCTACTTTAAGAGTGTTGCCACTTCCTACAATGTTGCCCTCTTTGTTGAGACATGCGCGACCATCAGTATCGGCATAGGTGAGCGTTGCACGGAATCTCAGCAGGCCACCATACCTAATGCCAAGGCTGGACCTGAAGCCAAACTCAATAATGCGGCATTCCTTTTCAGTGGCGCCGCTTGCGATGGCAATGCGCATGATGTGCGGGCCGCTGGTAGCGGTCTTCCGCGTTGAAACGTAGGTAGTGCCTGGGATCTCTAGGTTCGCGACGGTCGTAGTTGCAGCGCTGCCAGCTCGCACGATCCTGAATGTTGCGTCAATGCCCTGACCGCTGCCAGCAATTCCAAGGTCCGCTTCCGACCGGAACACCTGACTAGATGGCGTCCTAGCTGTGCATACAGCAAGTGCTGAGCCGATCTTATAAAGATCACCGACCACAATCGCGTCGTCCCATGCTGTCTGCCGATTAGCAATTGAAGACGCTGCGTCATCGGCGGACTCACTATAGGAGTCCATCTGTTCGTAGCCAAATGTCAGCACCGCTCTGAGTCTGTTGGGGCTGGTGAGGACTTGGGGCGTCGGAAACGCGGGGTCTCCGCTTATCGTGACTGTGACGGTGCGGGGAGCGCCACCGGGTGCGACAGCTATCGCTGCGGTTATTATGGTCTCAAAGGTGACGTTTTCAGAGGTGCTTTGAATTGTGGCCAACCACTGTATTTGATGGCTAGCGTGGTTTGTGTTTTCATACAAGCCCGAAATAATGTCTTTATTTACGTCTGCGTTAATTGAAACTGTTTTTGTCGTTGAGTTTACGTTAGGAGTGCTAACCGTAAGGGCGGCCATTACGTCGGCTTCGGTGATGCCGTGCCCAATGCTTAAGGCGTCCAGGCTTACGAAAGATTTGGAGCTTCCCCAGGTTTCGCCAGCATCGCTATGCGTGAAATTAGTTTCAAAATCACTGCTAGGCAGCAGCTTGTAGGTAACGGTGCCGCCTACCGCGTTGAACGTTCCAGCCGTTATGCCCGACCGTGTTGAAAAGTACGCTCTATATTTAGCGCGTTCTACAACTACTGTATTCTGGATATTGCACACCACGCGACCATCGCCTTTCTTTCCATTTGGCACAAGCGCTGCCTGCACTTGCGGCCTTACGAATGGGTTAAGCTTGAACCCGAAATCGTTGCCGATTAAGGTGTATACGCCGAATGTTGTACTGGTTGCTGGTTTAGCTGTAGAGCAAAAATCAGGGCGCAGAACATTGTTCACTGATGGCACCTGAAATACATCGGTAGCGCCAGCCCGCATAGCGTTACCCGGATCTGTCGCAGCCGCGCGCCCCATGATGCGGTCACTGGCAACGATGCGTCCCCCGTTGTTGCGGTAGTAAATCGTCAGGCGGCCACCAATCTCGTTGGCCTGGGCAGTGCCTAGGTCATAGACGCTGATGCTGCTATCGCCAATTGCGAAACCATCTGGGTCGATGCTGGCAACAGGCCCTTCTGCCAGCATGAACACTGCGCGCAGCATCTGAGATCCACCCAGGCTGAGAATCTGCGACCACATCAGCGACGTGTTAACCCTGATGCCGCCGTAGGTGATGCCGTTGATGGTTTCGCGGTGAGCGTAAACAACCGGGATCGGCTCGCCCAGTGCTGCTACAGATTGCGTTGAGTTGAAGCCAGCCCTCGGCGCAAAGGCCTGCAAGCTGTTCTGTGATTGGCCGTTCTCGGTGCCGCTTTCTAGCCTTCCAGGCGTTCTGGCTTTTGGCATCAGCAACAAGCTGATTAGCTGGAAGCCGATAGATAGGACCGTCAAAACAATTGAAATGATGACGGCTGTCTCTAATCCGCACACCACCGCCGGCTGCGGGCCCTCGGCTGAGCGCTTGCGCACTTCGTCTTTCCAGAACTCATACTGCTCCTCGGATAGGCCCAGCAAGTCTGCTACGTAGCGATCAGATGGCAGCATTTTTGGGCCTCCAAAATTTAAGGGGTTGCATTGCGCGGGCGGCGATGTCCATCGGCAGCCATTGCGCGCCGCGTCGATGGTGAACAATCAACACGCCGTCATCAATTACCACGCCAACGCCCATCATTCCGCCAGGTTGCGGGTGCAGCACCACTGCGTATGACTCCAGTCTGCAGGGCTCGCATAAGCGGTTCCACTCGTCGTAAAGCTCTGCCCATTGCCCCTGCGCTGCTAGATCGAACCATCGCGGGTCAAGCGGTGGTGTAACTAGGCCGGCGGCTCGGCGCACCTTGGTCGCCATCACCAGGCAGTCGATGCCTTCGCCGTCGTCAGGGTCGGCGCCGATCTGGTGCGGCAGCTTTGCGTTTACCCAGCGAATCCAATCAGCCATCACTGCATCGTCAGGTTGCCATTGGTGGGCAATGCACCAACAAGCCGCTGCGAGAGCACCCGGCCGCCAGGAGCTCGCACCGCATCAAGCGGACTTGCTAGCTGCAGCGCCACAACGGGCTCCTTGCTGTCGTGCTGCACCTTCAGCGATGCCCAGTACTCAAGCATGAGCATCGGGCCCAGTGAATTGTCAACGCGGTTGACAGTGACGGTTTTGACCTCAAGCAGCCACCTTTCCCTAGCAGCCTCGGCAAAGACGTTCAGGCTTAAAGCTGATATGCCAGCGCCAATCGCTGCCTCTGAGCGATCACCGCCGCGGGTGCTGCTGTTGGTTGCCACACCAACGGGCAGGTATGGATATTGCAGATCGTTGTAGGCGATGACCTGGCCAATGAAGTAGTTCTGCGCCAGCCAGTCGGTGTAGGTGCCATCACGGCGCTTGAAGCGGAGAAAATTGCAGACGTTCATCAGCTCATCCCCACCGCACGCCTGGCGCTTGGGCTGTTGCGGTAGCGCTTGTGTGCGAGGTCGGCGCCGCGTTGCGCAGACTCTCGGCCGATTTGCTCAGCTTCGTCGCGGGTGACGTAATCGACGCCGCCGATCCGCACCGTCTCGAACTTCACGTCGATGGGTTCATTCATGTTGTTGCTACCTTGGCTACCGGCTGACTTTTGGAACGGCACCGCCATCGTCGGCCCGCTGCGCTGGTAGGGCACCTCCATGGTTGCGGGTGCGGCTGATGCAGCGGAGCGCTGGTAGGGCACGGCCATGGCCCTGGTGTGGTCAATCACCGTTTCCTGCGGGTGCAGGATTGCAGGAAAGCCGCCTTGGCCATCAATGCCACCAGCTCGCGGCGCGCTGCCTGTGTAGCCGCCACCAGCGAATGACCAGGGCATCCCGCCAGCCATAGCGCCAGCATCAAAGTTAAAGCCTGTTCCTACATTGCCAACTGCAGCAAGGTCGCCAACTGGCTTAAAGTCACCACCGCCGCCGGCGCCGCCCATGCCAGCAAATATCTTCGCAATGCCAATAGCGATATACTGCGCAATCATTTGCTTGGCGGTATCCATAAGCGCATCAGCAATAGACCCTAGGAAATCTACAAATACTTCTTCGGCATCTTTAGTTCCTGCAATCATTTCAGATACGCCAGATGTGGCAAGTGTTGCCGCAGCATCAGCCGCCGCACCAATTGCTGGGTACTTATCAAGCACTGCCTGCAATGCCGCTTCTTGCGTTTCCAGTTCGTTGTAGACCGTAGGCATTGCAGCTTGAGTTGCAATGTTCGCCATCAATACTGCGCGATCTGCAAGCAAGCTATTTAGCTTTTCTTCGTGCTCGATCTGCTTTATGCGTTGTTCAATGATTAGGTTTGCGTTGATTAGTATTAGCTCGTCTGGCCCTGCCGCCTTGTCTCTTAGGTCTTGATATTCCCTGGCTAACTGGTTTTGCCCAATATCATATTCAAGCATCTGCCTTGCAATGGGTTCCATTGTTTGTGCAATGGCTAGCCGATCTTTTAATGCAACATTGGTAGATTCGGCAGCCTTTAGCTGCTCGCGCATTTTTTCGGCTGCTTCGGCTTGGGACTTGAGCTGGCCCGCAAAGTCATCGAGCCCAGCGCCAGGGCCGCTGCCGGCGATCTCGCCGTAAACCCGCCTTGCGTTGGACTTGCGCTCTGGCAGCGCCTTGACGCCGCTGCGCTCGTAGTCACGATCGAACACCACCGCTGCATCCTCTGGCGTGGTGGCCTTGCGCAGCGATGCCAGTGCCTTGGACTCGAGCCCCATCAGCTCAGAAACCATGAATCGGAGCTGGGTCTGCAGATCACCAGCCGCAGCTGAGCCGCCAGCAAACCGCACCAGATCTTTCTGCCTAGTTCCAGTCCACTGCGCCAGGCCATAGCCGCCAACACCACGGGGAGCACCCACGCCCCCTCCTTCGTTGACGCGTGGGTTAAGGCCTGATTCGCGCATCAGGTTGCCCACCACGCCAGCGGCCTGCGCCGGGGTCAGATCGAGAGCATTCTGGAGCGCCTTGGCGATCTGCGCGCCCATCGATTCGGACTGCTTCTTCGCCTCGCCACCACCACCACCACCACCACCACCACCAACGCCACCACCACCGCCACCCACCGTGGCGGCGGTGGGGGTTCCCATGGCGTTGGGCAGGCTGCCAGGATCAGCAGCAATCGTCCGACGAGCTGACGCCAGCCGACGCTCCAGTATCTCAAGCTCCCTGCGCGCAAGAACGCCAGTGCCGGAAGGCATTGCGGCGGCAATGGTCCGCTGGTCCCTGATCTTTTTCTCTAGCTCCGCAATTTGATTGCGCTGCTGTTGCTGACGCTTTACTAATCCCTCCCGAGTCTCTCCAGGGAAAGTCCCGCTTTGGGGAATGTCGCCAGGGGTCTTGCCTCGCAGCCGATCCAGTATTGATTGCGTCCGCTCCAACTCTTGCAACCCGTAAATAGCCACGCTCACGCCAACCGTGATCAAGCCGATCTTGCCCAGCGTCGCCAACGATGCGCCAAGCGCTTTAGTTTTAACTGCTGCGACTGCAGAAGCATTGCCGGCTGTGCCGGCTGAGACTGCCAGTCCCTTAAGTGCGGTGATTGCCCCAGCAAAGCCTAATGCCGCTAGGCCAGCCTTCAGGGCTGCTGCAGCTGTCACCAGGCCTAGTACGGCAATACCAGCAAGCGCCGCGGTGCCGCCAAACGCTTTGACTGGAGCTGGCAGCTTATTGGTTTCCTGAAGCAATGCTGTTGCAGCTTTTGTAAGGGCTATCGCAACCGGCAGCAATGCCTTGCCAAGTTGCTCCTGTAGCTTGACGCCTTCGTTGCCCAGATTCTTAAACTGCTGAGCCGGGCCCTTCATCGCCTCGGCCAGCTTGGGCGCACCGTCGCGCTCGATTCGGCCTAGCGCCTCCATCACGATGTCGCCGCTGATCTTGCCTTCTTTGGCAAGATCACGAATCTGACCAATTGGAACGCCCATCACTTGGGCGATTGATTGAACGACTGCCGGAGTTTGCTCAAACACGCTGTTGAGCTCTTCGCCGCGTAGGACACCTGTTCCGAGCGCTTGGCTGAGCTGCAGGAACGCGGCGCTGGCCTCTGCCGATGTAGTCCCGCTGAGCTTGGCTGCCGTGTTAAATCCGTTGTAGACCGTGCTTATTTCTTCCAGCGTCAGTCCTACTGGCCGGAGCCTGGCGTAGATCTGAGCAAACTCCTGATTGGCCTGGGTCTGCGCAACACCGAACTTTTGCGCTGCAGCGGTAGCCGTCGCCTGCACCCGGCTGTAATCGTCAAGCCCCGTCGACAACGACCGCAGCCGTCGTTGGGACTCTTCGCTGGCTACTACTGCTTCCAGCGATCCACGCACTGCCTGCCCTGCGCCCATCGCCGCCAGCCCCGCGGCCAACCCCGCCGCTAGGTTCTGCCCCATCGACTTGCCGGCCTTCTCTGCTGTGCCGTCGATGCCCCGGAGCTTTGCCTCCAGCTTCTGGATCTCCGACCCATAGCGGGTGTACTCCCTGCTGCCAATCTTGGCCTGCTCATGCAGCCCGCGGAATGCGTTGATGCTGTTCCTGATGCCGGCAATCGTGCCGTCATTGGCGCGGGCAAACTGGAACGTTGCCGACCGCAGCGTTTGATATTCCCTTGCTGTGGTCTGGCCGCTTTTTGCCAGATCCTGCAGCGACCGCTTCACGCGATCAATGTTGCCGCCGCCCTTCACCTCAGCTGATAGCCGGATAGCGGTATCCAGGCTCATCCGCGCCATCTGCTATCAGCTCGCTGTTCCTGAATACAGGCTATTGAGGAACTCCCTCTCCATCATCCGCAAATCGCCCAGCAGCCACACCCGATCGAGCCTCTTAACGCCTTCCTCCTTCGCCCATTGCAGGAAGACGCCGTAATCCATGCCGGTCAGGCCATTCATTCCCACGCGCCATTGCGTCTGCATCAGCAGGAACCAATTCAGTGCTTCAATGTTTTCGGGCAGTATCCCGAACGAATCGGGCTCTTCATCTGGCTCCTCCACCGCTAGGCCAAATATCGCCGCAGCATCTGCCGCATCTTTGCCGTCATCCTTCGGCCCACCCTTCGCGGCAGCAGCAATGAACCGCGCCGCGTCAATTAGTTTTTTTGGCGGAATCCCCCGGCCTTCGCGGCGCCTTTCTCGCTGGGCCGGCCGAGGCTGTCGAGCCAGGATTGGAACACTGCAGCGGCAGCGCCCTGGATGCGGTACAGATGGGTCTTGGATGCGTTGGTGAACTCAATAGGCTCGCCATCCTTATCCACGACCTCAGCGCCCCAGCCGCACAGCACCGCATCGGCTAGGTCTTCGTAGCTGCATGGCAGCGCTTCGGTAACCGTGGCCTCGTCTTTGCCGTAGCCCTGGAGCACCTCTAGCCGGCGACGCATTATCACCAGCATCTGGTTGTGCTGATCCTGCAGATCCTGGCAGTCGTCCTGATCCAGCACACGGAAGTGTGCCGTGAAGGTGTAAGCCTTTTTGGTGCCGCCCTTTGCAGGCAGGTCAACGCTCACGGGCCACTCGATGTGGTCCGGTTGGTAGAGGTGAAACATCAGAAGAAGATCAGGCGGGTTTCGTCGTTGCCGGTTGCAGCTTTTGGCAGCGCAGTGAACGGAATCTGTAGCATGTCGATGCCGTTAGAATCGCTGAACGACAGGTCGCCGCTGATCGCTGCTCTGGCGCATCCAAAGATGGAGCTTTCGGTAGCCGTCGTGCCCTGTTGCACAACGAACGGGCCATCACTGGCGCCGCTGTTATCGGCTGCAGCGGTGAAGAAGTTCTTCGTGGCGACCGACGGATTCTCAATCGTGATCGTGCCGCTCGGGTTCGGCCGGTCGGTGATGCGAGCTGTTGGGTCACAGCCGATCAGCGAGCGGAACACACTGGACAGGCCCCAGTCGAAGGTGAAGCCCTCAGA